TGGTGATCGCGCGGGACCGATCATCTTGCGCGAGCGAACTTGCTATTGTAGTACAAACTTATGTCACTAGCTACCGACTACCTACTCCTGAACATTGGTCACTCAACTTTGAAGTGGCATTTGGACCGCATCAAAAGCGGATCATTCACCATCGACCAAGTCGCGGTGTTTTATTGTCCCGATCCTAAGAAATCGGTTTACAAAACCGTTACCCGAGGTCTCGAAGAACTGGCCAAGATGAAGCCCGAGAACCTCCCGATCCAACTGCGATGACGCAAACCGAGTACGTTAAGCACAGCGGTTTAACCAAAGGAAGAGTCTCACAACTCACCGCAGCAGGGATGCCGCTAACCTCCCCCGAAGAAGCGGACGCTTGGAGAGGATCGCGCAAAGGGATTGGAGGTAGACCATCAACGCTCCAGCGAATGACTGCGATCCAGCAGCAACCAGCACCAGAGCTCGCAGGGGGACCGTACAGACCTCCCGAAGCGTCAGCGGCTATCAACGCTGCACTTGCAACCGAAGACTCCCCGCAGGGAGCGTATGAACGGCAGAAGAAGATTGAGCGAGCCGCTTATGATCTAGCGGTTGAAGCCCTACAATCTCGGTCCCTCGATGCTGGCAGAATGGTCTCGGTACACGCTACCGCAGCAAAGAATCTTATCTCTTCCCGCGATGACGTACTGGCTCAATCCGAAAAGGAGCGAACGCTGGTCTCTGGTGCGTGGGTTAAGAAGGCAATGCAGGAACACGATGGAGCAGTGTCCCAACTGCTGAAGTCGATGCCGAAACAGTTATCCGGTCGCATTGCTCCGCATGATCCCGAACACGCAGAGCGCGAGTTAGAGCGTTGGGTCCAAGAAGTGTGTCTCAAAACTCTGCACCAGACTGACCCGTGGAAATCTTAAACTGCCAGAAACCAGCCGGTATCGAATCGCTGCGGCAAAACAGAATCGCGATCAAAGCTATCGAGCGTCAGACCGGATTAGAATTCCTGTCGATATCAGACCAAGAGCCTTCCCGCATTGATGGGTTTATCTTCGATCCGTTCAAAGGGATTATCACCGGAATCTATGAGGTCAAGACTCGTAGCTATGGCTTGCACAAGCTCCAGACCACATTCGGAAATGAATGGATGATTTCTTGGTCTAAGATCCAAGCCGCTCTAGAAGTCACCAGACGCACAAAGCTTCCGTTCTACGGAGTGCTGCATCTGCTGGATGACAACATTGTTATGATGGTTGAGATCTTTAACCGCAATGCGTCTTGGGCTGCAAACCATAAGGTGGAAGACCGTCTGGTTAACGGTATCAAAGATCGAATGGCGTTAATCAATATGGCGACCGCAATGCAATATAAGATGAACCAACTATTCTGATGACAGACCTAGAGCTTGAGATCCTAGAGTTCCGCCGACAATTGTGGCGACCTACTCCACGGCAATCTGTTGTCGAGTGGGCGGAGAGCAATCTGACTCTAAGTCAACGACAGACCGAGCATCCCGGTCCCTTCTCTACGGCGGTCAGACCATATTGCCGAGAGCCGCTAGAGTCTTGGAAAGATCCGGCGGTCTCCGAGGTGACGTTGTGTTGGGGATCACAGACCAGCAAGACCACTACGCTAATGGCTGGTCTCGCTTGGTCCATTGACGTAGAGCCGTCTCCTGCGCTGTGGTTGATGCCGAGCGAAAACTTAGCGCGGTCTTTCTCTAAATCTCGCTGGCTCCCTATGCTGGAAGACTCTCCTGCTATGGTTGCGCGGTTCCCTACGGATAAAGACCAGATCACTAATCTTGAGCAGCAATTCGACCGCTGCACTTTGACTTTTGTGGGGAGCAACTCACCGGCAAACTTAGCGTCCCGTCCAGTCAGAATCTTGGTTGCAGATGAGGTGGACAAATTCGCTGATGCGACGGCTAAAGAAGCTGACGCTCTGGATCTTGCCGAGCAGCGGCTCAAAGCCTTCTCTAGCTCAAAAGCTTTCTTCACCTCCACTCCCACAACCTCCGAGGGGCGAATCTGGCAGAGATATCTGCGAGGAGACCAGCGGAGGTATTACATTCCCTGCCCGTACTGCCGCGAACATATCAAGCTAGAGTGGCGACAAGTCACTTGGGAAAACGAGAAACTAGAAGACGGACGACCCGACTGGCAGCGCATTCGTACCACAGCGCACTACGTCTGCCAATTATGTCAGGGGAAGATATCTGACAGCCAAAAGGTTGCAGGGTTACGTCATGGCAAATGGATCTCGGAAAATAAAGCCAGCCTCCCAAGCGTAAGATCCTACCATCTTTCTTCGCTGTATTCCCCAGATCGCAAGTGTACTTGGGGAAATCTTGCCGTCGCGTTCTTGGAAGCCAAAAGCTCGATGATGGGATTGCAGGGTTTTATCAACGGTATGTTGTCGGAACCGTGGGAAAATCAGGAGACTCAACAAGACCGAGTCGAGATTGTCTCGGATGCTGGAATCCCTGAAGCAAGACGCTATCTAACCGCTGACGTACAAGCTGCGGCTCCGTTTCTCTGGTGGGTCTGCCGCGAGTGGAGCAAAGGCAACTCTCGTCTCGTTGGAGCCGGTCACGCTGATGATTTTGCCGCACTGCGTAGGATACAACTCCAATACAACGTTCACGATATGGATGTTGGCGTTGATTCCGGTTACAACACTCAAGCGGTGTACGATGCTTGCGCGGAGTTTTCGCAAAGCAGTGGAAGCCCGATAAACTATCCCTGCGGTCTGCGTTACCCACCAGAAGGAGGTCTTAGAAAGCCAATGTTAATTGGCTGGCTGCCAATGAAGGGACGCGAGACCGGAGCCAGATTTACCAGCAAGACCGGCTCAATCCATCCCTTTGGAATTACAACCTCAACCTCAATGCGTACGGACGCTGTACAGCCTCTGCTTGTCTTTGACACCGAGCACATGCGTGAGGTACTCCAGCGGCTCCGTAAAGGAACCGAGACGCATCAATGGAGTGTTTGTAGCCTCCCTGCTCCACTCGACGCTGAAGGAGCCTTTGCGAGCGATTCTGATACCTATTGGAAGCATCTAGACAGCCATCTTCTTAAACCAACGGCTAACCGCTCCGGTAGGATCAAACATCTATGGTTCAAGCGAAACACTCGTTGGCCGGACCATTTGCACGACTGTGAAATCATGCAACTTGCTATGGTTATGTTGTGGGGAGACCTAACTTCCAGCACCTCCGAAAATTCTAGTGGTTGACAAACTTCGCGGGCTCTTGATAGTCCGCGCAAGTGTTCACATACACAGTAGCAACTAAGCGGAGTTACTTGCGTACAACCTACGCGAGCAAAGCCGCTTTGACACTGCTTGAGGCTTTGACGGCAAAGCTAACTGTTTCCGCTAACTCAATGGAGAGCGGGAATGTGGTCCGCAGTACTTCTAGCTCTGACGTTTCCGTTGAGTTCGCTGAACCCGGTAAAGGTACAGCAGCACCAATCGAGATGCTCCAAATGTGGGAGTCTCTGCTAACGGATTACGATTACGCTGTAACGCTTCTGGCTGGAGACGGGATCGCTAGTCCCACCGATCTCCAGATTTACAACAAGATGCTGACCGCAGTTCTGGTTTCAACCACTCGGTATTATGGGGATTTCACACAATTCCGCCGTGAAGCCACAACTCGGATGAGCTAATGGGATTCCTTCAAAACATAGCGAACAAGCTGTTTCCCGCTCCCGTTAACAAATACGAAGGAGCCGGTCAGTCTTTGCGTCGTTCGTATCTTGATACGTCTTACACTTCCGCGCGGTTTGATGTCACTAGTTCGACTCGTCAAGCCATCGTTCGCAAGTCTCGCTTTTTTGAACAAAACAACGCTGTTCTGAATAGGCTTGGCGACTTGTTTGAAAGCTACACCGTTGGCTCTAGCTTCTCGGTTCAACCAGCCTCTAGTGATTCTGCTTGGAACTTAAAGGCAAAGAAGTGGTTTGATGTCTGGAGCCGTTATCCCGATATCGGTTCTCGCCAATCGTTCTCCACTTTGATGGGGCAAGCCGCTCGGGGTTGGTTCTATGATGGTGAGTCGTTCTTGCTGCTAACCAAAGGGGACACCGGCAAACCTCGATTGCAGCTTATTGAGGCTCAATCCATTGCGACTCCGGCAGGGATGCAAGCAGACGAGACCGTGTTTGACGGTATCCGGTTTGATCCAAGAACTGGACGAGCCATATCCTACTTTATCGGAGCGGAAAAGACTCAGGGTAACCTGACTGATGTTCGCTCCATTCCCTCTGACTCGGTTGTCCATATCTACGAACCGAATCGTCCCGGTCAACTTAGAGGTCTTCCGTTTGTCTCGGCGGTTATCAATGATCTCCACGATCTCGATGATCTGCAAAAGCTGGAGATGGAAGCTTGCAAGCTTGGCGCGTCTGTCGCTCAGATTGTTAAGACTGACGCTGGCGAAGTCCAAGCAAGCAATCTCCGCGCTGGTACTGCTGGAGCGAGCGTAAACACCGCCGAGAACTATTACGAACAGGTCTTTGGATCTGGCGTTAAGGTGCTCAAGAACGGTGACAGTTTCGAGCAGTTCGCGACCGAGCGTCCCGGTGTAAATATGCGGGAGTATTGGCGACAACTGACTGAGAAAGTCTGCGCTGGTGTTGGCATCCCTTACGTTCTTGTTTATCCAGAATCAATGCAGGGAACTGTCTATCGCGGTGCGTTAGATATGTCGTCTGTATGGTTTCGGTCTCGCCATCAGGTCATGGCATCAGCGGCTCGTCGTATTTATGAATATGCGATGGAGTACGCGATCAAGAATGATCCCAATCTTAATGATGCTCCGAGCGACTGGTACGAGGTCTCGATTACCGCTCCGCGCTCCCCGAATGTTGACGTTGGCCGTAACTCTGCGGCTCAATTGGCAGAGCTAGAGGCTGGCGTTGTTACCTTTGATGAGGTCTACGGAGCGCGTGGTCTCGACTGGCGTTCTGCTTTAGAGTCAAAAGCCCAACAAGCTTTGTTTGTAC